GGGAGATTATGCGGTATCTGATGATGATTATGTTGCCAAAGTTATATCTCGTCGGGAGTATCCTAATAATCATGGAACCAGTAATGTCTATCTTAGGTTTCCTTGGGGATATACGTTTTATGACCCAAAATATAAGACTAAAAAGCTTACTGTCAGGGGTCGTAAGTCAAATACGACTTTCACGGGTAAATCGAAAATAGAAGTTCAAAAAGGCCAGGATAAACTACAAAACCTGGCTTTAATGTTTGCTTTAAAGCCTGATTATGATTTGGCTATTGATTGGGCTCTTGAATCATCTACGCCTGCAGAAAGAAGGCGTTGGAAGAGAACAATGAAATCGGAGGTGTTTAAACAAATGGTAAGAGAAGAATTACAAAAACTATTAGAGGATCATGGTCTAACAGAGAACTATACCCTGGATTTACTCTCAGAGACCATTGATACTGCTAAAAACAAGAAAGATGTTACTAATCTGCTACGTGCTGTAGAAAATCTACAGGATATGCATGGAATGAAGGATAAGCATCTCATTAAGACCGTTGATACACTAGAAGCTCATTCTAGTACGCGTTTATTAGATGAGCTTATTGAAGAGGAAAGGAAGATTGTAGCCCAGAGAACCACTACGAAAGAAGAAGATGAGTAATGGACTTTGAGGATAAATACGAACAGAAAGAGATATTAAGGAGATTACGGGGAAATATGGCATTGTTCGGAAGGCACTGCTTTCCTACAGCCCTCCGCAAAATAACACCACCATTTCATCATGAAGTGTATGGTGTTCTCTCCGATAATGACAAGAAGAGGGTGCTGATAGCTGCACCTCGTGGTACTGCGAAAAGCACTGTTACCACCCTCATCTACCCTCTCTGGAGATGCGCTTTTAAGCCGAGTAGTGAAGATTTATTTATAGTTATCATTTCAGAATCACAAACACAGAGTATTAACTTCTTATCAAGGATTAAGCATCATATCTTGCATTCAGACGAACTTAGGAATATATTCGGCAATTTAGGACCTCCGCATGAGAAGAGATGGACGCAGAATGATATCATTCTATCTAATAATGCTAGAATCGTTGCTGTTGGAACAGGACAGCGAGTTAGGGGTTTTATACAAGGGGATACACGTCCTAATCTCATTATCGTTGATGATTTTGAGTCAGAATTAAATGCTGGGACGATGGAGGCTAGGGCCAAGAATAGAAAATGGATGACAGAGGCTGTAGTACCATCTTTGTCTGATGAAGGCAAAATGGCTGTAATAGGTACGGTAATATCTGAGGACTGCTTTCTATACTGGGCTAAAGGTTCACCGTCCTGGCATACATTGTGGTATTCAATATGGGATGAGGAAGAAGTTAGTATTTGGCCAGAAAGATTTCCAAGAGAGCGTATAATAGAGATTCGCAATGAGTTCCAGGCTGTCGGAAACTTAAATGGCTTTTATCAGGAATATATGAATATAGCACAGTCTCCTGATGATGCGCCTTTTAAGCCAGAATGGATTAAACTCCATCATTATGATTTTGAAAGGAAGAATGGTCAGAATTGCTTAACAAGGACCATAGGGGATGAATGTAAGGATATTCCGATTGATGTGTACTGCGGAGTTGATCCTGCAAGTTCTCTTTCGATAACAGCAGATTTCTTTGTTGTGGCGACTATTGGAGTTGATGCAAACAACAACAAGTACGTTCTTGATATATTTCGCAAAAGAATCTCCCCAGCTGATCAGCCTCGGACCATAATCGATATTTATAAAAAATATCGTCCACGTAGAATGAAAATTGAGACTACAGGCTACCAGGAGGCTCTAAGGACAGCGGTAAGGGAGCTGATGTCAGAAAATAACCTGTATATTCCTGGACTCGAGAAGGGTGTTAAACCAAGAACGCGTAAGAGCGAAAGACTGATGTCTTTAGTGCCGATGTTTGCCAAGGGGCAGTTTTATATGCGTCCTGAAGATACAGTCGCTCAACAAGAGTTCTTAAGTTATCCCAAAGGACGGCATGATGATATTATGGATGCTATATGGACAGGCCTCGATGGGCATAAGCCCTGTAGGCAGAAGGAACTCAATAAAAATGAAGAAAATTCAGGAAAAATAAAAAAAGTACTTGACTGGCTAACATTATAGGAGTTAAATTACGCGCATGGCGCACAATCAAAATAGCGACAAACAAAAAGACTTTGTAGACGAAACCCTCCATCTCTGGAATATCTATTCTAATAAGAGAGAGGACTGGGCTAAACACGCAAAAGAAGACAAGGAGTTTCGCTTAGGGCGACAATGGACTAAAGATCAGGAGGATACTCTGAATGCTCGAGGGCAGGCTCCTATAGTTATCAATCGTATACATCCAGCTGTTGAATCGGCTAAGGCTATGCTAACAGCCAACAGGCCATCATTCAGGGTGGCTCCACGTGAGGATTCAGATAATAAAGTTGCAAATGTCATGTCAGCCCTCCTTGCCTATATGTATGATATTTCTGACGGTTCTTCAGTTGTGCGTCAGGTTGTCGATGACTACTATACGATGGGTTCTGGATTTATTAATGTATATCAAGACCCAATGAAGGACATGGGTAAAGGCGAGGTGATGATTCATGATATTGATCCCATGGATGTATATGTTGATCCAAATTCTCGTAGTCGCTTCTTTGATGATGCTGAGAATGTAATCGTATCACGCATGTTTACAAAGGAGCAGGCAGTCAGACTTTATCCAATGTACGAAAAGAATATTCGCAATGCCGCAAGCGACCAGAGATGGGATACCCCTGAGACAGGCCGATCTACTAATGACTTTGCAGCTCAATTCCCTGAAGATGTGAGTCGTGTCACAGAACAGGAATATATACGTGGTTATGAACGCTATTATAAGCTCTTAGTTAAGAGATATCGCGTATATGAAGTATTCTCTGGCAAAGAGGATTTATTAGATGAGGATAAATTTAAGATGTATATGGAGCAGCCTGCTTGGCTCCTTAATGGAGAGAAAGTACTTACCAATGAGGCTGAAGTTCAAGCAATAGTCCAGCAAATGCAAATGGCAATTCAACAGCAAAGGACTCAGGAGGCAATGGCTACTGTCGGTGAGGGAGGTGATCCCAATACAATCATCAATCAGCCTTTGCCTGAGATTCCTATTGAAGAAGTGACATTTGCAGATTTGGCTGAACGTGGAATGCTGGAAATAGTTGAAGTTGATGTGGAAAGAGTGAAGATGTGTGTTGTGATGGGAGACACATATTTATATTCAAGAGTGCTACCTGTTGATAAGTATCCCATTGTGCCTTTTATGAATATACATACTCGAACGCCCTATCCGACATCTGATGTGCGCATGGTTAAGGGCATTCAGGAGTTTATTAATAAAACACGGTCTCTAATCATCGCACATGCTACTACCTCGACAAATGTGAAAATTCTTGTGCCAGAGGGGAGTGTGGATATGAAAGAGTTTGAAGAAAAGTGGTCACAGCCTGGAGTTGCTATTGCATTCGATCCCACAGACGGAGCTCCTATGCCTGTGCAACCCACGCCTCTTCCAAACGAATTGTATAATAATGAAACTACTGCTAAATCAGATATTGATCATCAGTTAGGTTTATATGAGATGATGATGGGGAATTCGCAGGCTGCTCCTCAAACTTATAAGGCTACGATATCCTTGGATGAATTTGGCCAAAGGAAGATCAAGTCAAAGCTTGCTGACATTGAAGCAGGTTTAACACGTGTTGCTCAGATCGCAATACCCTTAATGCAACAATTATATACCACTCGTAAGGCATTCAGAGTCGTTCAACCAAACAACTCTCTTAGCGAGTACGTAATTAACAAACAACTTGTAGATGATAAATCAGGTGAGATTCAGGTAATAAACAATATCACAGTAGGCAGGTATGATGTCGTGTATGTGGCAGGAAGTACCCTACCCTCTAATAGATATGCTGAACTTGAATTTTATATGGATGCCTATAAAAATGGCATTATCGACAAGCAGGAAGTACTTAAGAAAACAGAAGTTTTCGATATGGAAGGCGTCTTACAGCGTACTGATCTTATTGGCCAGTTACAGCAACAGCTGGAGCAGGCTGGTGATCAAATCAAGAAACTTAAAGGCGACTTACAGACTCGTGACAGGGAAGCAGTTAATCTGCGCAAAAAAGTCGAAGTTGAGAAGTTTAAATCAAATCTTGATAGCACCTCTAGTAAAGCAAAGGCAGCTGCCACAGTATTTGAAAAACGGCTTGGCGACGAAATGACACATCTAAAGCGTGATGTTGCTTTAGCTACTAAAACCAGCTTAACCCCTTCCAATGGTGTGAAGGGCAGCTAAAATAAGGAAAATAAACGATGGAAGATATTAAACAGGATACTCCTCAACAGCCAACAAACCCGTTCTCAAGTGAAGCAGCATTTAATGCCGAGACTTCAGAACGCTTTGGCACGCCAGTTGAAGACTCCCAAGATGATAGTCATACCGTTGAAGATGCTTTTATAGGCAAAACGGAAGAAGAAAATACTGAAGCTCCTCAAGAAGGACAACCTCAGCATATTCAGGAAAAGCTTTCCGATACTGATGCTAAGAATGATGAACGACGTTATCAGTATTGGCAATCTCAAGCAGCTAAACGAGAGAATGAGCTAAATGAGTTAAAGCAGCAAGTGCATGCTCAATCTGAAGCTCAGGCTCAAGAACAGCCTAAAGAGGAAGCTAGGGAAGAATTTCCGCCACCTCCAGTTATGCCAGCAAAGCCTCGAGGGTTCACATATGAAGAAGCGATGAGTGATGCTAATTCAGAAAGTGCCCGATACCTTGATGAGAAAGAATCATGGGATGGTGATATGCGTCAGTATAACGAGCTGCGTCATCAATATGACATGGCAGTGATGCAGGAAAGGTTAGATCAGCAGTCTGAATATATTCAGGGCCAAGAGAGTCAAAGACAAGCTCGTATAGAGCAGGTTAGACAATCTCAGCAGATTACTGAACATGTTCAGGGACACTATGGCCTTACCCCTGAAGATTCACAAGAGTTTGTACGGACAATGTCAGACCCTAATTCAATCTCAATGGATAATTTGATTCAGCTTTTTAGGATGAATAAGGCTGGTGGACAAGCTCCTCCTGTTAATTCAGGGCCTAGTGAGGAATTTCAGCAGATGAGAAATGCTCAGCAGATTCCATCACCTATGGGAGTTTTGCCTTCCCAGTCCAATCAGCCCCAAATAAGCGACGAGAATCAGATTATGGATGATATAATCAAAACCCATAAGTCCAAGAATCCTTGGACGTAATGGGATTAATTTCTAAAAGGAGATAAAAATGGCAAATGTATTTTCAGTGAATACAGGCAATACTCCACAAGGCGTTTCAATTAATGATAATAGACGTATCTTTAATTTTAGTGAACGTGTTGCAGAGTTGGCCCCCCAACAGTCTCCCTTCTTCGTGTACCTTTCTAAAGTAGCAAAGAAGTCGACTGATGATCCTGTATTCAAATTCATAGAACAACGTCATCAATGGCAAAGGCGTAACTTTAAACTAGGCGAAGCTGTAGCTTCAGCTACTTGGGCGGTAGGAGACATCTTAGATGGAGCAACTGCCAATTTAGCTGATACTTATGTTAATTATGACCAGTATGGAGCAATCCAGACTGCGGAATATAAGCCTGAGTTTTTTGTTAAAAACCTTATTGTAGCAATTGAAGACTCTGGCGGAACTGTCCGCCGACTTAAAGTAAATGCGACACCTACCGTTACTAGTGGTACTGGTACGGTTGCTATAGCTTATTCAGTATTAGAGGCAGGCACTTATGCTTTTGCCGATGATGCTAAAGGAGCAGTAATTGGTAGTGCATGGGCAGAGGGTTCAAAGGCCCCAGATGGTTGGGAAGATGCTCTGTTTGATAGAGAGGGGTATTGTCAGATTTTTAAAACTGCAATGAACCTGTTCTCTGGAACCGCCTTGGCTACTAAGTATCGCGGTATTAGTGATGAGTATAAGCGTGTGTGGACTGAAAAGCTTATGGAACATAAGATGGATATTGAGCAGGCATTTTTGTTTGGCTCAGGTTCATCTGATGAGTCTGGAAGTGGTCCAGTTCGTTATACACATGGTATACTTTCTTACGCTGAAACCAATGGTAAGGTGTATAATATGAGCTATGCTTCCTCTGGATATGATGCTTTCTTAGATGCGATGGAAGACTATTTCGCACCTGAAAGTGGAAATTCAGGGAATAAGCTTGTGTTAGCATCCCGGAAAGTTATTACCTATCTTAACAAGTTGGGCTCTGGTTCATTCTTAAATAATTCAGTTGGTTCTTCACAGTACTCTCTGGATGTTGCGAATGTACCTGGCGCCTTTGGTCATCAGGTGACAGTAGTTAATACTATCTATGGTAACTTACATTTTGTTCAAGAGCCTCTTTTCCGTGGCCCTTGGGAAAATTATGCATGTTGTGTAGATATGGCTAATGTTGCTTATAGACCTCTTGTTGGTAATGGCATTAGTCGTGATACCTTTATTGAAACTAACATTCAGGATAATGACGAAGATGGAAGACGTGACCAAATCATCACAGAAGCTGGTTTGGAAGTATCTCTGCCTGAAACGCATGCAATCCTGAAGTTTAGTTAGGAGGTTATTATGGCTTGGACAACCACTGCATCTAATGGATGGATAAAAAACTCTGAGACAGTAACGGTCGTAGATTCTGATGGAACATATAATTCTTCTGCTCTAGCTTTATTGGGTGGTGGGACTATTATGTCTTCCGTAGAAGAAGAGACCGGCCTTGTTGGCAAGATTCAATATAGTGTTGATGATGCCGTTGTAGGTGCTGTAGGCGGAGTAGGCGCTGACCCAAGTTCTCCTATAGATTCAACTCAAACTTGGGTTGATCTAGAGGTGGCAGCCAATGTTGGCGATAGTACACTTGAAACTTACCAGTTACCACAATCGTGTAGACAGGTAAGGGTTCAGTATACCGTCACAGCTGCTAGCTATGGGGGAGATTTGGGCCACCTGGTTGACATCTATACTAATAAAAAGAAATCTGATATAGGATTTTCTATTAGCGGTATTGGTGCCGATCCATCATAACAAAAACTGATGATAGGGGGCTTAATTGCCCCCTTGATTCATAGATAGGAGAAACAATGGCATTAGCAGGATATCCAAAAACATATGACCATCCAGTGGTCAATCGATTGATTAAAGGCGTTCCTAGTGTTAGTGAATTGTCTGGAGGTACATATATGCTAATCAAGGCAATGGGGGACTTGGAAACGAGTTTTATAGAATATAAGGTTAAATATCCTAATAGCGCTAACCCTGATACTGAAATCACAATTAGAACATTAGTCGGTACATCTCTAACTGGACCTTTTAGTTATGTTAAGCATAGTGACGAGACCACGGCTGGTGATTATTATACCTTAGTACACGAAGTGGAGGATTAAACATGGCAGCAGTATTAAATAAGAAATATTACAGCCCATATGTTCATATTAAGCAGGCAAATATGATAAGTGCAATTACAGGGATTTTTGATACAATATCATATGCAACTGATACGGCTACTGATGATATATCAATTGATATAATCCCGTTAGGGAGTAGCAGTGCCGTTACTGTCAAGATGTCTTCTGGAGACACTCTTTATGGGCCTTTTACGAGTGTTAAGGCTGCTACAATAGCAAGTGATGACTCATTAAT